TGACCCTAACGCTAATCGTGATGCGTTGGCCATCGCCGCCATCAACGCTATAGGATTGCACTTTGGCGCAGTTGACATCATCGAAGATAAGGCGGGGATATTCTATGTCCTTGAAATCAACACTGCACCGGGCCTTGAAGGGCAAACCGTCCAGAGCTATGCCCAAGCGTTCCGAGATTGGGAGCATGACAATGGCCCAGAAGGCTAATGAGAAGGTCGCATATCTGCGGCTCAATCCACACATTGATCCTGATGTCGAAGCCCGGTTAGTTAACTATGGCTTCAAGTTCTATGGGTACAAGAAGGACAAGTGGGTGATCTACGAGAAAGTTCTTACACCCAAGGTGGTCGGCAAAGGTGCTAAGACCTGGGAAAAAGAACTTGAAGGTCGGATGAATAAGATCATCGACGCATTCCTTGATCCGTATGCCCACCTCGATGCAATCCGTAAGCAGATCGAATGCGTGGCCCAAGGGCTACCACCTGAGCAACGCCTTTGGATTGATGAGTGGGTGAAGCGGAACATTGACAGTGAACACTATTCGGGTGAGGCATTTGACCCCACTCGCGACCCTCCCTGGGAAGATGAAGATCATCAACCCGCCCTAGGATTTTGTTAAGATGAAGTGCGCTATCTGTGATATGGACGACGACACCGTGACTGCCTTTAACACTGATTGTCGGGTGTGTCAAGCTGTGATCTATGACACCATTGCAAGCTATGATGTGGAAGAGGAAGAGGTCATTGAAGAGACCATTGAGTTCGATGAGTCAAAGCCGATTGGCCTGCACTATGTCCCGCAAACTTATTAATCAAGATGCCGCCTATGCATTAGGCGAAGAGGCGTTCCGAGCAGGTTTTAGTAAGGGATGGGATGCCTGTCATGAAGTGTTTACATCTCATTCATTCGCTTCAAGAGATTATAATGAATGTGAAGAAGAAGCATGGTCTGACTATGAACCTAGCGAGGTTGTAAAAGAACTCATTGGCAGTTAACCTTCAATGGATCACCCCAGATGCGGACCAACGCATTGGGTACATGGCTAGGGTATCAAACCCTAAAGCAACTCCTGATGATCCATCAGATAAACTTATTAAGTATCTGATCGAGCACAAGCATTGGAGCCCAATGGAAATGGCTAATGCTTGTGTTGAGATCAACACTACCAGGGACATTGCTAGGCAAATCCTCAGGCACCGGTCCTTTCACTTCCAAGAGTTCAGTCAACGATATGCGGTTGCTGATGAAGAGCCTGTATTTGCTGAGGCTAGACTCCAAGACCTGAAGAATAGGCAGAACTCATTGCCACTAAATACTCTAAGTCTTGATGATGAAGATTCAGTTCGATATATGTGGGAGTGGTTGCAGAAAGAAATCTGGGACCGAGATTATCATGCATATCAAGAAGCTCTTAATATTGGTATCGCCAAGGAACTAGCCCGCAAGCTACTCCCTGAGGGCCTGACCCGAACTAAGATGTACATGAACGGTACAATTCGTGATTGGATTCACTATCTATCAATCCGCACAGCGGTGGAGACGCAACGTGAACACCGAGAGATTGCTAACCAAGTGCTCCTTATACTTGAAGACGCTTGCCCTGTTGTTTTTCAAGCGGCAAGACAGGCGGGCATTATTGTCCCTGTTGACGCTGATTGACAGGGTCCGTGAAAGTGTCGTGATGTACACCGACATGCTAGACGCAAAGGTAAAGATAAATGATTAATGAATATGAATATGGATATCTGGATGGTGATATTGAAATGTGGCCACAATGGGGTGCTGCATTTGCTGTGACAATGGAATACTGTAAGAACAAAGGGCTAGGTGGTTTCGGTTGCCCAACTAAACTTGGTAAGAAAGTGATGAAAGAATATGAAAAGACGAACAGTAAGTGATATCTTCCTCGTCTGGAATATCTGGTGTTGGGAAGTGTTTCAACCATTCGGTAATCCACGACGGAAGATATAGCGATACAAATGTGTCAGTCTTGAGCACACTGCATACAAACCAATCGAAGTTTATCAGGCACTTAAGTTGTGAGGAATGCGGGTCGACTGATGCTAGTGGTCTTTACTCTGATGGCCATACACATTGCTTCTCGTGCGGACACACAACATTTCCTGAACAGAAAGATAGGAGAACTAACATCGCCGCTGAACTAACTGAACTGAAGAAGAACTACATCCCGCTTGAGGACCGGAAGATCTCCAAGCAGACCGCTGAGAAGTTCGGAGTGTGGCGTGAAGGTGACACCACTTTCTTTCCGTACTTCAATGACAACAAACACCTTTCTAATAAGGTCCGTAAACCAGACAAGGAATTCTATGTCGAAGGTGACCTTAAGCATTCTGGTCTTTTCGGTAGCCAGCTTTTTCCTCCCGGTAGTGCTAAATTCATTACTCTCGTCGAGGGAGAATACGACGCAATGGCTGCGTTCGAGCTTACTGGTAGCCGGTGGCCTGTTGTGTCTGTCCGTAATGGCAGTGACGGGGCTACTAAAGACGTTGCTGACTGCTTTGAATACCTCAATTCATTCCCTAATATCGTAATTGTATTTGACAAAGATGAAGCAAAGGTCAACCCAAAGACAGGACAGATTCGCTACCCGGGGCAAGAAGCAGCCTTGGCGGTGGCTGGAATGTTCCCCATCGGAAAGGTCAAGGTTCTTACTCTTGCAAAAGGCAAGGACCCGAATGACTATCTTAAGGCTGGTTACCGAGAGGAATTCAACCGAGAGTGGTGGGCAGCACCCGGCTTTACCCCTACTGGCCTTAAACTGGGCCGTGAAATGTGGGACGAGGTCAGCGAGCCTAAGAACTACGAAACTGTTCCCTATCCCTGGACTGACCTTAACGGTCAGACGTATGGAATCCGCCTCTCTGAATTGGTGGCCATCACCGCCGACACGGGTGTTGGTAAGACATCTGTGCTACGTGAGATCGTTTACAAGATCCGCCAGGAGAACCCAGATTCTGGCATCGGTCTTATGTACCTTGAAGAACCGAACTCGGACACTGCACTCGGTCTAATGTCCATTGAGGCAAACCTACCGCTCCACCTACCGGATGTAAGGGAGTTTGTCCCGAAGGAAGACCTGCGTAAATACTTTGAAGCAACCCTTGACACTGATAAGATTGTAATCTATGACCACTTCGGCTCGAATGACATCCAAGAGATTCTCAATAAAGTCCGTCACATGTATAATCTCGGATGTAAGTACATTATTCTTGATCACCTTTCTATTATCGTTAGTGACCAGTCTGGTGATGAGCGTAAACAACTAGACGAAATTACAACCAAGCTGAAGACTCTTTGTATGGAACTTAATATCGCAGTGATTGCGGTTGTCCATACAAATCGCCAAGGTCAGATCAGGGGGACTGCGGGTATTGAACAGCTCTCTAACATTGTCCTTAAGCTCAGCCGTGAGAAGCTTAGTGAAGACCCCTGGCGCAGAAATGTGACCAAGGTAACTGTCGAAAAGAATCGGTTCTGTGGTAGGACTGGACCCGGTGCGTACCTTCATTACAATGAGCACACTGGTCGGTTGAACCCCTTGACTGAGGAACAGATCAAAGTCTATAACCAAGGTGGTAATGCAGATGTGGAGGTGTGGACATAAAATATCTACCTGAACCCAAGGACTATCATAAGTATTGGTATATCGATGTTGAAGCTGATAGCCTGACCCCAAAGATTCTATGGGTCATGTGTGCCAGCCGTATGGATCAAGATGAGGTACACTCCTTTGTCGGACACAAAGAAATCAAAAGGTTCTTCGATGAACTACGAGGTCAAGAAGTCTATTTCTGCGGGCACAATATCCTTTCTTATGATGGCCCGGTTACAGCACGCCTTGCGGAGGGATTCGCGGACGTTACTAACTGCGTTGACAGTCTTACTCTTGGCTATCTGTATGATCCCGGCTTGCCTGGCGGTCATAGCCTACAAGCTTGGGGGGATCGCTTTAAAGACCCTAAGGGTCATTGGACTGATTGGTCGAAGTACAGCCAAGAGATGGATCTATACTGCCAACAAGACGTTAGGCTTGGTAAAAAGGTCATTAAAGGTCTATGGCAGCGAATGCGGAAGATGGGTTACAGCGAACAATCCTGTGAGATCGAACATGAAATCCGAGTCGTCTTAGATGAGCAGCAAGCGAATGGGTGGTACTTTGATATTCCCGGAGCGCAATCTCTTGTCAGTCATCTCAGGAATGAGCAATCTGGATTGGAGCCTGCCATTCGAGAGCTTTTCCCACCTCGACTCGTGGAAGCAGGAATGTATGTTAGACGATATAAGAAGGATGGCGGAGACTTTTCAAGCTATCTACGTCATATTGAAGAGTACCCAGAAATCAGGGACAATGGAGATGGTACCTATTCAACCCTAGACTGGCAGGAATTTAACATTGGGTCACCGCAACAAAGGCTACAAAGGCTACTTGAACTTGGATACGAACCAATTAACTTCACGAAGAAGAACAACCCCAAGGTTGATGAAGAGAGTCTTATCGCGTTCGCAGAAAGTTCAGGACACGCCCCAGTACAAGCAATCGCC